ATCAAACAACAGATCAGATGCCTGAATACTTTGATGAGATGGAAAGAATGTTATTTCATTTACCATTAATAGGATCAGCATTTAAAAAAGTTTATTATGATGCAACATTAAAAAGACCTTGCTCTGAATTTGTTCCTATTGATCAATTCTATGTTTCATACTATGCAACAAATTTAAGAAATGCTGATAGATATACTCATGTTATTTATAAAAATGCAGTAGACTTACAAAAAGATATAGCTTCAGAAATTTATGTAGATGCTGAAATGGCAGAACCTTCATCAACTCCAATAACAAGTTTTGCTGAAAAAGTAGATACTATATTAGGAATAGCACCAGCAGGAGATAATGATTCTCAATATGTTTTATTAGAACAACATGCACATTTAAATATAAAAGATTCTATGGCTGATGATGATGAAGCTCATCCATATATTATTACAGTAGAAGAACAATCAGGAAGTGTATTAAGTATACGTAGAAATTATTCTCCTGATGATGACACCAAACAAAAAAGAAGTCACTTTGTACATTATAAATTTGTACCTGGATTTGGTTTTTATGGTTTAGGACTTATGCATTTCTTAGGTAACTTAACTATGAGTGCTACAGCAGCTATGAGATCATTAATAGATGCAGGACAGTTTGCTAATTTACCTGGTGGATTTAAAGCTAAAGGAGTAAGAATAGTTGGAGATAATGATCCAATAGCTCCTGGAGAATTTAAAGAGATTGAAGCAACTGGTATAGATCTTTCTAAAGCGATAGTTCCTCTTCCATATAAAGAACCGTCAAATACTTTATATCAGATGCTTCAATTTGTTACAGAAGCAGGACAAAAGTTTGCTGACAGTACAGAACAAATAGTTTCTGATGCAGCATCTTATGGTCCTGTTGGAACAACAATGGCTTTATTAGAAGCTTCAAGTAAATTCTTTTCAGGTGTTCATAAAAGATTACATAAATCTCAAAGAGATGAATTTAAAATTCTTGCTAGAATAGACTATGAATATTTACCAAACCAATATCCATATGAAGTTCCAAATGTAAGTGAGTCTGTATTTAAAAAAGACTTTGATGGTACTATAGATGTAATTCCAGTAAGTGATCCAAACATTCCAAGTAATGCTCATAGAATGATGTTAGCAAATATGGCATTACAAATGGCACAACAATCACCTCCTGGTATGTTTAATATTGAAGCTTTAAATAGAACTATTCTTCATGCTGCTAATATGCCAAACCTCGAAGAAATATTACCACCAAAACCAGATACAAAACCTTTAGATCCTGTTACAGATATTATGGCTGTTGTTAAAGGAATACCAATAAAAGCTTTTCCTGGTCAAAACCATGAAGCACATATTAAAGTTAAAACAGCTTACTTACAAGATCCTAGAAATGGAGCTAGTCCTATTATGGCAAAAGTAGCTCCAGTACTACAAGCTAATATACAAGAACATTCTATGATGTTATATCAAGAACAAATGAATGGTTTAACTAGAGTTGGTTTAGAACAACTTCCTCCTGGACAACAAACTCCAGAAGCTATTGAAATAATTATGTCTAATGCAGCACAACAAGTATTAAATGCTAATATGGCTGCAGGTCAAGTACAATCACCTGAACAACAATTAGTTTCTTTAGAACAAGCTAAAGTACAACTTGAAGCAGAAAAATTAAAAGTAGATGCTGCTCTTAATAATGCGAAGATGGCTTTAGAAACAAAAGAATTAGATTTAAAAGAAAATGAATTATTATTAGAAGCTGCTGATAAAAAAGTTTCTAATGTAATGAAAGAACAAAAAACTCAAGCTGATAGAATTAGTAAACAACAAATGAAATCTTTAGAACTATTAACGAAAGTTGCTATTGAAGAATCAAAGATTGAATCTAAAGAAGGTGAAACAGCTTTAAAACTTTTAACTGAAATTGCTAAGATGGAAGATAAAGACTCTAGAGATAGAGAATTAACAACTGCTAAATTAGTAACAGATGCTGCCTTAAAAGCAGAGAAAGGAGGAGACTAATGATGAAAAATAATCAACCAAAACATCAAAATAACTTTGGTAAAGATTATGGAGACTGGACTTCAAAACCTGTTGGTGATGGATCTGTAGGTGAGATGCCACATAGAGGAGTGGTAAATCAATATCCTGAAGATACTTATAAATATCCAGAACCAATTAAATCAACTCGTAAAAGCACACTATATATTTAAGGAGAATAATTATGTGGAAACAACCTATTATTAAAGAAGTATCTGTAGGACTTGAAATTAATTGTTATGCTTGTGCAGAAATTTAATTTATGTTTGACGAACTTATAAGATTTTATAATGAGGAAATTCAAAGACTAAAAGAAAATTTAGGTACTGGACAAGTAGAAGACTTTTCTCATTATAAACAAGTAGTTGGTTCTATTCAAGGAATCGAATGGGCTAAACAACAAATATTAGACTTACACGAAAAAATAAATAAGGAAGATGATTAATGCAACAAGCACAAATGGGAGGAGCTTTGAAAAACGATCTGTGGGTTACAGATGCAGAAGAGAAAGTTGATCCTAAAGTATTACCTGAATTACCAGGATTTAATCTTTTAATACGACCAGTTTCTGTTAAGTCAGAAACAAAAGGTGGTATTCTTTTACCTAACTCAACAAAAGAAGATATGGCTTATTTAACAACAGTTGGAAAAGTTTTAGCTGTTGGTGATTTAGCTTATAAAGATGTTGATAAGTTTCCTAGTGGAGCTTGGTGTAAAGAAGGAGATTATGTTTGTTATGGTAAACATGCAGGTACAAAGCTATACTATAAAGGAGTACGGTTAATTTTATTATTTGATGATCAAATTATGATGAAGGTTGAAGATCCTAGAGATTTAGATTTGACTTTTAATTTAACAAAATTATCAAGTTAAAACTTGTATAACCTACAGTACATATAGTATAATAACAAAAACGTAATAACGATTGTCTCGTAAACAACGGAGTTAAAAATGGCAACAGAACAAAAAGAAGAATGGAATGAAGTAGACGTTCCAGAAACATCAGAAGAAAATAAAGTAGAGTATGAAGTAGAAGGTGAAGAAGATGAAAAAGTTAAAGCTGCTTCGCCTGTTGAAACAGAAGAGAAAGAAGCAAAACCTGAAGAACAAACAGAATTATTTGAAAAAGAAGAAGTAGAAAGTAAAGATAAAACTGTAGAAGAACCTCCTAAAGAATTAGAAGGTATTGAAACAAAAGGTGCTCAAAGAAGAATTAAACAATTAATTCGACAACGAAAAGAACGTGATGAGCAGATACAACAGCTTATTAGAGAACAAGAAAGTTTACGTGCAAATTTATATCATAAAGATGTAGAATCTAATAAATTAAATAAACTTAATATAGAATCTACTGAGAAACAATTAAATGATAAAATAACTTTAGCACGTGCATCATATCAAGAAGCTTTTGAAGGTGGTAATAAAGAAAAACTTTTAGCAGCTCAAGAAGCTTTAAATGAAGCACAGATAGATTTAAAAACATTAGGAGCAACAAAATATCAGATAGAAAATACACCACAACCACAACAACCTATGCCAGCTCAACAGCCTGTACAACAAGGTCCAGATCCAAAAGCTGAAGAATGGGCTGCAAATAATGAATGGTTTGGTCCTGATAGAGTAATGACTGCTTCAGCTTTAGCAATAGATGCTGAATTAAAAGCTGAAGGTTATGATCCTGGTGATTCTGATTTCTATAATGAAATCAATAAAAGAATGGAAGCAGCTTTTCCACATAAATTTAAAGGAGAAGCTCCAAAAGAACGTACTGCAGAAACGTCAAAACCTGCTCAAGTGGTTTCAGGAAGCTCACGTACTTCTCGAAGCTCCAAGAATAAAATTAAGCTTACAAAAGAAGATGTAAGGTTAGCTCAAAAATGGGGAATACCTCTTGAAAAGTATGCTCAAGAAAAACAAAAAACCGTTCAAGCTGACGGTGAGTATACAACTGTTTAATAACGTGGGAGAAAATACATGAAAACAACAAATACACGAGTACAATCACGTACCGAAGAACAAAGAGAACTTAATACTAGAGAAGAAGAATGGACATTCGAGGAGCCTAATGCTTTAGATATTCCTAAAACTGTTGAAAAGAAATTTGATGCTGAAGGAATGAGATTACGTTGGATTAGAGTTAGCATGCGAGGAAATGATGACATTGCCAATGTAGGAAAGCGAGAAGCAGAAGGATGGACATTTGTTTTACCTAGTGAAGTTCCTGAAATGTCTTCAACTTCTTTCGTGAGAGAAGATGGTCGTTACAACGGAACAGTCAGTCGTGGAGACTTAGCCTTGGCAAAAATGCCTGTAGGTCGTGCTGTAGCGAGACAGAAATTTTACGAGAAAAAAAGTAGCGATATGGTTGATGCTGTAAATGCTCAACTTATGAAAGGCAACAATAGTTCTCGTATGCCAATTTCTAATAATAGTAAATCAACAATAATCAAAGGAAGACATCCTAATTTTCAGGATTAGTCTTTTTTATAAATTAGGAGAGAAATCTTATGGCAAGTGTAAATGCACCTCGTGGTCTTGTACTAGCGAGGAAAGAAGGTTCTGGATCTAATTCTACTGGTGTTGATATTATTGAATGGAGACCAGACGTGACGGTTCCATCTTCAGGTTTAGGAAGTTTATATACAGGTGATCCAGTCATGGCAATGGCAAGTTCATCTCTTTTACCTTCTCCTGCTGATCCGTCAGACAAGTGTATAGGAGTTTTTCAAGGTATAAGCTACGTAGACTCTGAAGGAAGTCAGAAATTCAGTAAATATTGGTCCAATGGAACAACAGCTACAGATATAAAAGTACATATCTCTAGAGATCCAAATCAAACATATTTCATACAAGCAGACGCAACTGTGACTGCATCTACAGTACAAGGAATGAATGGTAAACCTATTAATTTTCCTTGGGCAACAGGTACAGGCTCAACTAAAACTGGCAATAGTGCTTATGTAATGACTGCTTCTGGTCCAACAGATGCCGAAAGTAATTTACGTGTAATACGTAGAGCACCTTGGGATACTGGTTTTGGAACAAGTGCAGCTTCTGGTAAAACAGATCAATACCCTTGGTATGAAGTAAAATTAAATAATCACGTTGACAATTATGTCACAACTACAGTCTCAACTGCTTAATAGAGAAGGATAATAAATTATGGCTATTAATAGAGCTAGTATAAGTAAAGAACTCCTTCCTGGATTGAATGCAGTCTTTGGATTGGAGTACGGTGAAGTAAACAATGAACATGAACCATTATATGACGTAGAAAATTCAGACAGAGCTTTTGAAGAAGAAGTTCTATTTACTGGATTTGGTAATGCACCTGTAAAAGGCGAAGGTGCTTCCGTTGTATATGATGATGCATCAGAAAGTTATACTGCAAGGTATACTGCTGAAACTATTGCATTAGCTTTTGCTGTAACTGAGGAAGCAATGGAGGACAACCTCTATGATACTTTCGCTAAGTTACGTGCTAAAGGTCTTGCACGAGCAATGGCAAATACTAAGCAAGTAAAAGCTGCTAATTTGTATAATAATGGTTTTGGAGCTGGAGCCAATGCTATTGGTGATGGAGTTGCATTCTTTAGTAATGCACACCCAACAGTAGGTGACGGTAACCAAACAAACACAGCAACAGGAGCTGATTTATCAGAAGGTTCTTTAGAAAGTGCAATTACCCAAATACAAAAGATCAAAGATGATCGAGGTATTTTAGTAGGAGCAAGTGCAGTTTCTTTACATATCCCTACTGATTTATGGGCAACTGCTGACCAAGTATTAGGATCACCAGGATCTACTAATATTACTGCCCAAACAGGAGGATACCCTGCACCAGTAGCAAATACTGTTGGTGTATTAGCGAATAGAATTAATGCTACTCGTCATATGGGTATGGTTCCAGAGGGCTTCTATATTAATAGAAGATTCTCTGATACTAATGGATGGTTCGTAAAAACTGATGTACCTAATGGTACAAAAATGTTTGTAAGAACACCATTACAAACTAAAATGGAACCAGATTTCGATACTGGCAATCTTCGATTTAAAGCACGTGAAAGATATTCTTTCGGTGTTTCTGATTGGAGAGGTTGGTTTGGAAACCCTGGAGCTTAATTAGTATTGAGGGAGAGTAAGAAATTATTCTCCCTCTAAAGATTTAGAGGAAAAAATATGGCAACGAATATTAAAGCTATTAATAAAAGAGGTGGAGACGGAGATATTATTAGTACCACCAATACAACCAGAATAATTGGTGTTCATGCCTATTCTAC